AAAAAGTAACAAAAAAGACTGCAAAGAAAACAACCAAAAAAGCGGAGGCATAAAATGGCAGGCGGATCTTACACACCCGAAGAAAAAGCACGTTTAACACAATTAGTCAACGAGGGAACTCGTGTAATGCAAGAGGTAGACGACCTCAAAGAAGGCTTGAGAGATACAGTAAAAGCAATCGCAGAAGAAATGAGCGTAAAGCCATCTGTATTAAACAAAGCAATTCGCACAGCATATAAGTCAAACTGGCAAGAACAGTTACAAGATATTGGCGAACTTGAAGGCATCTTAGAATCAGTTGGTAAAACGCTTTAAACAACTAAATAATCCAAAGAGAATTATTTGGTGTTAAAACTAATTGATCAAAACATTGGTGGTTATGATCGTGTAGTTCGTGCCACTGATGATATTACAGGTTTGGATGCCTGCATATCCATTCACAATACCCAACTAGGCCCTGCTATCGGCGGTTGCCGTTATATGGAATATAAAGACTTTGATGAACAACGAATGGATGCGTTGCGTTTATCAAAGCAAATGACATATAAAAATGCATTAGCAGGGTTACACCATGGCGGCGGTAAAGCAACTATTAATTCTAGAGCAGGAGCAAAGACTGTTGATCTTTGGAAGTCTTTTGCTGAAGCACTAAACAAGTTGGGCGGCATATATTATACCGCCGGCGATATTGGCACCACTACAGAAGATTTATTAGAATTACACAATCATACTCAGTACGTTTTAGGTTATGACGGCATTGATTCCGGTTATGCTACGGCTTATGGCGTATATAACTCTCTGTGTCACGCCTTCAATTTTTATTTGGGGCGAAGAAAGAACCATTCTATACAATATTCGTTAAACAGCCGATCAATAGGAGTAATTGGTTTAGGAAAGGTAGGCGAAAGACTAATAAAATTCTTAACTGCGGTAGACCAACAACCTTCATTAACTATCTATACTTATGATATTGATAAAGAAAAATATTATAAATTAAAAGAAAACTTTGATTCACAATTGGGGAATCGTAAGAAATTGCCTCCCAGATTACAATGGTGTGATAGTATACAAGAACTTAACCAAATACCAGTAGACATATACTCTCCGTGTGCTACCGGAGGCATGATCACAGAAGAGTTTGCTAAAACCTGTCGTGCTAAAATTATATGCGGTGGCGCAAATAATCAGTTAGAAAACGACGAAGTTGCACAAATATTATTAGATCGTGGTATTTTATACGTCCCTGATTATCTAGCAAATTCTGGAGGTGTTATACAGGTGCGTTCTTCCTACAATATATCGCACGATATAACTTCTAGTTTAGATATTTCATGGGATAATCCATTAGTAAAATATAGACTAGAAAATCTTAGTTTAAGAGCATATGAAATACTAGAACAAAGCCGAGAACAAAACAAACCCACAAACATCGTTGCAAAAGAAATCGTAGAAAACAAACTAAAAGACTTGTAAAATTACAAGTTTTTTGCTATAATATATTACATGTACGTAGACGCCTATCTAGACAAAGAGCAAGACAAGATACACGTGGCTGAACGTGTAGAAGGTAAACGCAAGTATAAAGAGTTTCCCGTAGAATATGTCTTTTACTTTGACGATCCAAAAGGTAAGTTTCGAACTATACACGGCTGGCCTGTTAGTCGTTTCCATTCCAAAAGCAAAAAGGAGTTCAACAGAGAACTTAAAATAAACCGTAGCAATACTGTTTATGAAAGTGACATCAACCCTGTGTTTAGATGTCTCTCTGAAAACTATCTAGGTGCTGAATCCCCTGAACTAAACGTTTGCTTTGTAGATATCGAGGCAGACTTTGATCCAGATAAAGGCTTTAGTGAGCCTAGTGATCCAACTGCTCCTATTACTGCTATTACTGTTTACTTGTCGCAAATGAAGCAGTTAATAACACTTGCGTTGCGACCAAAAGGAATGTCCGAAGAGATTGGCAAAAGCATTGCTAAAAACTTTGACAATACATTTGTATTTGATTACAAAGACGAAAAGAAACTTATTGAGACATTCTTAGATCTTATACAAGACGCAGACATTATTACTGGTTGGAACAGTGAAGGTTATGACTTGCCGTATCTTATTAACAGAACTACAAAGGTACTCAGCAGGGACGACACACGACGCTATTGCTTGTGGAACCAGTTTCCTAAAAAGTATGAGTATGAAAAGTTCGGCGCTAGTCAAGAAGGCTTTCATTTAATAGGACGCATACACTTAGACTATTTAGAACTATATCGCAAATACACGTATCATGAAATGCATTCCTATTCGCTTGATACTGTATCTGATTATGAACTAAACGATAGAAAAGTTCCATATGAAGGCACACTTGACCAATTGTATAACAGAGACTTTGAAAAGTTTATTGAGTACAACAGGCAAGACGTTATGCTTATTGTGCGTATGGATGAGAAACTAAAGTTTATTGATCTTGCTAACGTGTTGGCACATGAGAACACGGTGCTTATTCCTACAACAATGGGCGCAGTAGCACTTACAGAGCAAGCCATTATTAATGACGCACACTCGCAAGGACTCATTGTTCCTAACAAGCCTGATAGAGATAACGAAAAATCATCAGCGGCGGCGGGTGCCTGGGTTGCTAAACCGCGCAAAGGACTACACCATTGGATTGGCTCTGTGGATATCAACTCTCTGTATCCGTCTGCGTTGCGAGCACTTAACATGAGTCCTGAAACTATTTACGGACAACTGCGACCAACTATGACACTTAACCATATTAAAAACGTTATTGACAGCGGTAAGACACACGCGGATAGTTGGGACGGCTTGTTTGGTTCTCTTGAATACGAAGCAGTAATGAATCGTGAAAGGAATACTGAGATTACAATTGACTGGGAAGATGGCAAAGTAGAAGTTATGAACGCTATTGATGTCCATAGAATGGTGTTTAACAGTGACAATGCTGTAATACTTACTGCCAATGGCACTCTGTTTAGAAACGATAAGAAAGGTATTATTCCTGGACTGCTAGAAAAATGGTACGCAGAACGTAAAGTTATGCAGGCTAATTTACGTGACGCAAAGACACCCGAAGAGATTGCGTTCTGGGACAAAAGACAACTTGTAAAAAAGATTAATCTAAATAGTTTGTATGGCGCATTGCTTAATCCTTATTGTAGGTTTTTTGACATGCGTTTAGGACAAAGTACCACATTGTCGGGTAGAACTATTACAAAGTTTATGGCGGGTTATATTAACAAGATTATCACAGGAGATCATGATCATCAAGGTGATGCTATTATATATGGTGATACAGACTCTTGTTACTTCTCTGCATACAACGTGCTTAAAGAGGATATAGATGCTGGAAAAATTCCATGGGATAGAGAAGCAATTATTGAATTATATGACAGAGTGGCTGATGAAGTTAATAAAAACTTCCCTGCGTTTATGCAACAAGCATTTAATTGCAACTCCGAACTAGGTGAGATCATTAAGTGTGGTAGAGAAATTGTTGCAAGTAGCGGATTGTACATTACTAAAAAGAGATATGCCGCGCTTATATATGATTTAGAAGGCAAACGCACAGACCAGGATGGTCCGGGCAAAGTAAAGGCGATGGGCATGGATCTCAAGAGATCAGATACTCCAGTTTTTATGCAAGATTTTCTAAATATATTATTGCTTGACGTACTAACTGGAGCAAAGGAAGAAGAGGTTATTGAGAAGATTAAACAGTTTAAATATGACTTTGCTGACAGGCCTGGTTGGGAAAAAGGTACTCCGAAGCGTGTAAACAACCTAACAATGTACACAAAGAAAGAGGAGCGTTTAGGAAAGGCAAACATGCCCGGACACGTTAGAGCGGCGATGAACTGGAACACATTGCGTAATATGAACGGTGACAAATATAGTATGCAGATTATGGATGGACAAAAGACAATTGTTTGCAAACTTAAAAACAATCCGTTAAATATGACGAGCGTTGCGTATCCTATTGATGAGCAACGTTTGCCACAGTGGTTTAAGGAACTTCCGTTTGACCATGTGGCGATGGAACAAACTATTATTGACAAAAAGGTAGGAAATCTATTAAATGTACTTAACTGGGACTTGCGTCAAGGCACTTCTAGAAGCACGTTTGATGATTTGTTTGAACTATGAAACTAAAAGAATATATTAAAGAAAAAGCGTTATTTGATAGCATTAATACAGATGATATTAGGGACAACTACGCTGACATCAAAAGGTCTTTAAAGAAAAGCAATATTAATGTAGATTCTGAAGTTATCGACAATTTTGAGAATAGTATTGATGAACTAGACAGCGTAATTAAGTCTGGATATGATGATCTACAAACAAGATTTTATAAAAGCGTTCAACCTAAAAATCTTGCTCGCAGTTATGACCACTATGACACTCGTAAATTTAGAGCATTAAAAGAAGTAGGCGACGAGGAATGGGACGAGGAACTAAAAGAGATAATCTTGAGTAGAATGAAAAACTACCTCAACTTTCAATATCCGGGATTAGAAATTACACCGCGTAGCAAAATTTGGACTAAAAATATGACGGCTATGGATCCGTTCTTTATTGCTAGTAAGGATCTAGATGTAGTTGAAGATGTAGCGTCGCAGTTTCATCCTGTGTATAAGAGAAGGGTTAGAGTATATCAGTATGAGGATGCGGATTTTTCGCAACTACCACAGAATACATTTTCTTTTGTGTTTAGTTGGAACTATTTTGAATTTTTACCTTACGACATGATCGACAAGTACTTAGCAAGTATATATAACTTGCTGTTACCTGGCGGAACATTCTTTTTAAGTTATGCTGACTGTTTGTTAGAAAAAAGTGCTACAAAATTTGAAAATTCATATTACTGTTACATGACTAAAGAATTATTGACAGGGCTGGCTGACAAAAACGGATTTGATCTTATTAAAGAAGAAAACTATCAATTTAGAACCAGTTGGGCTATTATAAGAAAACCTGGCGAGTTACCCGCAGGTATTAAAGAGGTTCCAAGTCTCGGCTATGTAAAAAACTTTTCACTTGATCCAATACCTTGACAAAAACAACAACACATTATATAATATATCAATTACTTAGGAGTAATACATGAAAGACATCTTAACAGACATTATTAGTCACATACATTCACTAGGCTTTTTAAACATTGTAAAAATAACAGGCACTACAGAAGGCACAACTATTGAGTCAATGGAAGAAGGTAGAGCAGTAGTATTAGTAGCAGAGACTCACAATCCTGTTGCTGAGTTTGTTGGCACATT